CAATGGCAACTGTATCTATGTCTGTTAAATCTAGATCAGTTAGTTGTGGAACTTCACACATTATTTTTCTTCCATTTGTTATAGTCTTTAATCCAATCAGAAGGTCTCCGTTCTTCTTTTTTTTCTGAATAATCTCGTTCAATAATCATTTCTATAAAGTGAAGTGCCTTTTCTAAATCTTGTCTTTTTCCTTTCAATCTGTGTCTCAAGATATATTTTATAACGCATCCTTCTGGATAGAGTAATTCATTTTCAATTACAAATTTACTTGGCTGAATTTTAAAACTCTGATAATGTGATCCGCCGATTTGTTTATCGTATGGTTTCATTTTTTCCCTAGGGTTAGTTTTCTTTGTGATGCTAAAGTCCAATAGTCAAAGACCCCTCTACTGTATGCTGTGTATGCTAGTCGTAATTGAGTAAACCAACCTTCTCTTCGTGTCATTGTTTCGTCTACAATGACATTATCAAATGTTAAACCTTTAACGTCATGAATATTTCCATATTTAATTTGAATCTTTTTATCAAAATCAAACCCTTTTGATAAAACTTTTTTAATGTAAATTAATTTTTCTTTTGTAGTTTTAGAAGGTATCCTTACTAGATCAAAATCTCTGTATTGCTTAACATCAGGTTTAAAAAGTTGTTTATGTATTAACTCATCAATTGTGTAATCTTTGTTAACCCAATTATCAAAATTTAATACTTCTCCTTTTTTTAATCTAACTTTAACTTTACTTCCTGCATATTCACAGAAATGTTTTACCTGAGTACGGCTCATTGGTTTACCGTCTAGACACTCTGGCCACATCTTGTGAGCATTTAATTCTTTTTTAGATACATGAGCTGAATTTTTAACATGGGCATACTCTAATCCATGGGAATCAAAGAATTTTGTACAACGAATGTCCCCTGGCGTTCCTCTGTATGTAAATAAAAATGTTTGATTAGTGTTTTTTATTTTATCTAATAAAATATCTAAATGGCTAGAACCATGCAAGTCAGATAAATAATAGCCGTTGCCTTTAATAACTTCGCCTATATGGCCCATGCCATGTTTCTTAGTGTACTTGGCTGGTGTCCATACTCTATGAGACTTCCACTTAATCCAAATAGGTTCTATAATTTTTTTACATTTTTTATTTATGGCTTCACTACATCTGAGTCCCTCTGTTAATTCATGATAAGGATTTGCTGCGAGCTCATGAAAATAGCTTGCGTTTGATCCTGCGTATTCAAATAAGGTTTGATCCGCATCTCCCACTAAATAGTAATGACCTTCTTTTACATTGGTGGCCATTTTTTCAATAGCTTGGGTTTGAGGAACATTACTGTCCTGACATTCATCTATAATGACTACATCAATGTCAGGTTCCTTAACATCTTGATGATTAAAATCTTCAATCATGTCTGAATAATCACATTTATTATTATCTTTTTTATATTGTTTATATATTGGAAGAAGTTCTTTAATTAATTCAATACTATAAGGCTTATAAGATTTTTGATCACATACTCTCCAGTATTCATCCAAAAGCATACCTCGTCCTTTAGCATCAGATCTAAATTTGTATAGAGCGTGTTTATCAACATTTGTTGAAGGATCTCTACCAAATAATTTGTTTTGTTCAATTAAATTTTTATGGTCTCCGGATTCAAATTTGTCTTTTTGTACTACTCGTAAAAAATTCTTACAAAAACGATGAATTGTACAAATTTTATACTTCATAGATTTTTTAGTAAAGCCTCTTTCTTTCATTATAGGTAATTTTAAAATTGCATCTCTAATTTGATCAGCAGCTACATTTGTATGAGATAATATTATTATTCTACTAGGCTCATATTTAAGTAATAACTCTTGATAAAGTTCTTTAACAATATAAATGTGAGTTTTACCTGTACCTGGTGGACCTGCAATAAATCTAGGCTCTATCTTTTTCAAAATCTATTGCCTCCGGTTCTTCAGTGTAGTCCCCTTCTAGAACTATATCTTCATTTTCAAGTTCGGGTTTATCTATTCTCCAAGATACAAGAGATTTTTCCTGGTAATGTCCACGTATCTTCTTCGCTTTTAATATATCTTGAATACTTAATACTAAATCAACTCTTTTTAAATTTACTTTTTGACTTTGTAAATAATCTTCAAATTTATCTAATTTAAATTCTAAATAATTGTCTGGTTTATTAAACCAGGGTAAACCGTAAAAAAATAATTCTTTTTTATCGGTAAAAGCTTTCTCTTGTTTAATGTAATTAGTAAAATGTTTTACAAAGACTAGAGCTTCGTTAGCGTCTTCTACGTAGTTTTTTGCTTTTTTTCTTGTTTCAAATTTCATTCTCATGATTGTTTCAAAATCACCAGCTTTCATCTTAGGAATCCAAACCTGCGCTTGTGTTACAACCGCATCATAAAATAATTTTTGATTCATGAGCGTTGGCCCGTTAACAACGATTGTTTTAGTAAAAGGCTTTCCTTCTAATTTACCTGTTACTTCTATCTTGTATCTGTCGTGACCATATTCAATGATATCTCCGATAGACTCATCGGCAATTACTTTAACATCGGCTAAAGATTTGTCTTCGGCCCCAACCCAACTAAATAAATGTGCAATTGTTTTTACTTCACACCCGAGTATTTCAGCAAGTTTAGGCATTCCAAAATTTCTATTTGCCACTCTACCTGTTGTGCCTTTAGACTTTCTACTTTCAGCTTCGTCATCATTAGCTGCTACTGCAATATTATAAATAAAATCATTAATTTCGTCATCCTTCCAGTTCGTTTGCTTAACTAACACTCCCGCTATAGCGGTACAGTATTCATCTCTTGCACCTTTGGGTGCATACAAAATACAAAGGGCTGTGGATAAGGCAATCTTTCTTAAGTCCTTATTTAAATCTCCTGAGTATTCCTTTATACTACTATAGTGTTCCCATTTTACATATTCAGGATCTTTACTATGTAATGATCCAGGTACGATGGTGTAGTATTGGTGGCCACTTCTTATTTCACAAAGTGTTGCTCCATGAGGAGCATGTTCATAATATTTTATTAAATCTTTTGGTAAAGAAAAAGCAGCTTTTTCTAATTTACCTTTCCACCAATAATGACTTTTAGGATTACTTGGTCTACCTGATATAGCTTCACAAGTTATTATATATTTGTCTACAAATCTTTTAGCAATTCTATTATCAATATCTAAATCAATTACTCCATCTAGTCTTAATGCAATTTCGCAATCTGAATATTTCTGTTTCCATTCTTCTTTCGTTATCTTTAAATCCAGGCTTGACCATGATTTTATTTCAGGTGTACCGTGTTTACACGGAATGATTGTATAACCAAGATCATACCAATCCTCATAAGTGGTCGGACCACCATTAATTTTTTTAACATCAATCATAATTTATAAATGGGCGGTTTCACTCTCGCTCTGCCGCCCACTCCCTAGGAACTATAAATTGATTGTTTTTTTAGTTGCTTCTTGATTTTCAGGTTTAACTTTTACCAAACCTTTGCTATTTTTTTCAGCAAAGCTTTTAGCAATCGCATAAACACCTTTATCAGTAACCGGTCCCACTTTAGACACATCCCATCCAAACCATGTTCCTTTGTCATTCGACATTTGAACAGTCTTTAGATTATAAATGTGGCTATATGTTGGTGGTGTGAATAAGCCGTTTTTACCTTGAAGCTTGAGACCCATCATGATTGAATTCCATTTACGACTAATCTTTAATTGAGTAGCCTTCATAGATATTAATGCTGTTGATGGACTTTTGCCCATAAGAATCACAAAGTGATTAGCAGTGTTTTCCAGATAATTACCGTTTGGTAATCTATCCTTCCAAGATTTATCACGAGTAGTTGTACTCACAATATCACTGTCGGCACTGTGGATTGCTACAGGAGCATTTCCAGATTGACCTCTGTCCTGCCATTCGACATATTGTCTGTCATAATGAACTGGTATAACATTTATACCTTTTGCTCCATCATACAGCTCTTTGGTCACGCTGTTTACAATCATTCCAGGTTCTGCACCATTAATAAACTTAGAATTTTGTTTATTAACTTCTGGAGATAATTGTCCCAAAACTTTCAGAAATGGTAATGCAAGATCTTCTTGCGTCATATTCTGAGAGCCCGCATTTGCATCAGCTTCGAATAGATTCGTAGATAATGCGCCTGCTTCTTCTTTTACTTGTACTTGGTTCATGTTTATTGTTTCCTCTTTATTGTTGTTTTATTTCCAACGAATACGTTGAAAAGTTCCGTTGGCATTT